TCCGTGGCGTGCGTCCATGTGACCCCCTCCACGGTCGGGGTATCGCGGTCGGTGACCTGTACGATTTCTGCGCCCGGGTTATGGGCCAAGATGGAGCGGACAAGGGAGGTCGGGAGGGTTAAATCCTCACCGACATGGAAAAACACAAACATGGGCCGATTATGCTAAACCTGAACCGTAAGCGTCTATCCCGAGCGATCTGGGACACCCTATTCGACGGGCTGGACGACCTGCCGTGGGAGCGTATCTCGCGCCTTGAGAGCCTAGACCCTGACCGCAAGACCGGCTCCACGGCCCACGCCAGCCTGATCGCGCTCTGGGCGGTGGTGCGGTATTTCAGGCCAAAGCGTATTGCCGAGATTGGCACCTACATCGGCAAGTCCACGTTCGTGCTGTCACGCGACGGGGCCGAGGTGCATACCTGCGACATGACGCACGACTTCAAACTGCCGATCCACGGCAATATCCATCAGTACCACATGGGCAGCACGCAGATGCTGGCGGGGCTGGAGGGCAAGATCGACCATCTGCACCTAGACGGTCGGCTGCAGGTTGACGATAAGGCGCACCTTGAGCGGCTCTGCCACGCCGACACCATCATCACGCTGGATGACTTTGAGGGAATCGAAAAGGGCGTGTGGAATGCGATGCAGATGAACGTGAGTCAGCGCATCTTGGTGTACCCGCCCGAACGGCAGTTGACAGAGCGTTTTGCGATGGGAGATGCTACGACTGCAATCATCCTGCCTAACCTCATGTTGACGCCGCAATGAGCCATAAAGACGCTGCTGAATTCGTAGGGGTCTTGCTGCACAGCAGTACGGCGGCCCATTACCTGCACCTCAACACGCCGTCTTACGCCGCCCACAAGGCGCTCAACCATTATTATAAAAATATCATTGCGTTAGCCGACCAGTACGCCGAAAGTTACCAAGGTCATTTCGGCATCATCCCGCTGGACGACTACCCTGATGGGTTCAAGGTGCAGAAAGACGCTGCTGCCTACGCCGACAGCCTGCTGACGTTCGTGAAGGGCATCCGAGGCGACCTGCCGAAAGATACCGACCTGCAGAACATCATCGACGAGATCGTAGGTGAGATCGCCGCGCTAAACTACAAGTTGAGGCGGTTTAAGTAATGCCGATGCGCCGCGAAAACGTAGCGGCAGCCCTGCGATACCTGCAGGACAAGGCCGATCTGCGTGGCCGCTTTGAGCGCCTGACCAGCCTAGATCAGCCCAAAGATGCTGACGCTGCTGACGTAGCGGTAGACATTGCCGCTGGGTTTACCCCCTTGCAATACCCTCAAGCCGCCCGAGATTTTGAACGCGCCCGCCGAGAAAGCGACCCATTGGGCATGGGGCTGGCAATGGCAACGGCAATTCCGGTAGCAGGTGGGGCAGTACGGGCAGCAAAACGGTTGAGCAAGGGGGCAGATATTGCCGCCGAGCGAGCCGAGGCGCTTGCAACAGCCCAACGCAACGCCGCCAAACCTGTCAGGGAAGGCGGGTTAGGGTTGCGACCAGATAACACCCCGATGGAACGGGCTGAAGCAATGGGCTATGAGCCAAAACGTGAAGTTTATCACGGCAGTTTGCACGACATTGAGCGTGTAAATTTAGGAAGCGGTGATCCGGGCGCATTTGTTGGTCAAGGGTTTTACATGACTCCAAGTGCGGAGGATGCTTCCATCAATTATGCCTCGGTAATGGGGCCAGACACGTTCGCAAAAATTGAGCGAGGCATTGAAGGAACGGAAAAAGATTTGCGACGTATTTCTCGCGCTTTAAGTGAAAACACGTTGTCTCCGGCCAGAACCGAAGTTGTTTTGCGAGAGACTGGAACGGGGCAAAATTTAGGCGTGGTTTATCCGTTGTTGGTAAAGCGTGGCCGTGAAGCAAATTTGGTTAACCCAGAACGTTCAGGGTTTGTTGAGCCGGGACAAATTTATGACGAAGCCGCTGACGAATATTACGATGCTCCAAACGCCGAAGCATGGCGTGATGCGTTTAACGTATTTCAAGAGTATGGGGTTCAGCCGCCAGATGAATTGTATGATTTGTATTCGCAGGGCGGTTCGCTAGACGATATATGGAATGCCGTCGCCAATTCCAAAGGATTCCAAGCCTATGACCCAGACACCGGCACACCGTTAACAAGCGGTGGCCTCGCAAGTCGGGTTGTTGAAGCATTGGGCGCAAATACGGTAACGCATTCAACTAATTTTAGGAACCCGCAATTAAACATCGCTGGGGAGCATACAATTGCGTTACAACCAAAAGGCATTGTGAGAAGCCGATTTGCGGCCTTCGACCCCGCAAAAGCCGGCTCCCCAGATTTGTTGGCTGGCGTGGCTGGCCCAACTGTATTGGCTGCTGCGCTGATGGAACAAGAGCGCCGCGAAAAGGAACGACGCGGAAAAGGCTTGTAAACGACGACACTTTAACTATTGTTTCAAATGTGCATAAATAACAGTCATGGCACGCCCTAAAGGATCACCCAACAAAGCAACCGCAGAAGCGAGAGAGGCTATTGCCCGACTCGTAGACGGCAATGCCCATCGCCTCAACATCTGGCTGGACGAGATTTACAAAGAGAAAGGCCCAGAGGCGGCATGGAACTGCATGATGGATGTGGTCGAATACCATGTCCCCAAACTCGCACGCATTGAAACGACAGGTAAGGACGGCGGCCCGCAGGAATGGGTCATACGGTGGGGCGAGCCGAAGTGAAGGAGATACTCCTGCCGTACAACCCTCGGCAGGCGTTCATGCCCTTTCACAACCGAACGCAACGCTGGGCCTGTCTTGTGGCTCATCGGCGTGCTGGGAAAACAGTCGCCGCCGTCAACGACATCATCCGCGCTGCCATTACCTACCAAGGGGATCGGGGGCTGTTTGCCTACATTGCCCCCTACCGCAGTCAGGCTAAAGCCGTGGCATGGCAATACTTCCAAGAGTTTGCCGCACCGATCACGCAAGCCAAGAACGAGCAAGAACTGACTATCACTCTGATGAACGGCAGTCAGGTGCGCTTGTACGGCGCTGACAACGCCGATGCCATGCGCGGCCTCGGGTTCTCGGGTGTCTACATGGACGAATACGGTGACTTCAAGCCGAGCGTGTTCGGCAACGTCATACGCCCGGCGTTATCAGACAAGCAGGGCTGGGCGGTGTTCGGCGGGACGCCCAAAGGCAAAAACCAGTTCTGGGAAATCTACGAGACCGCCAAACGTTTACCGCAAGAATGGTTCCTGCTGCGCCTTCCGGCCTCCACTTCGGGCCTACTCCCTAGCGGCGAACTAGCCGCCGCACGGGCGCAATTAGCCGAGGATCAGTATTTGCAGGAGTACGAGACTTCGTTTGAAGCGGCAATCCTCGGCTCTTTTTACGGCAAGGAAATGCGTGAGGCCGACCAGCAGGGCCGCATCTGTCAGGTGCCGTACAACCCCGACCTGCCGGTATACACGGCGTGGGATTTGGGTTACCGCGACGATACGGCCATCTGGTTTTACCAACTCGGTCGCGGGGAAATCCGCGTTATCGACTTCTACGCCGTGAGCGGTGAGAACATCCACGACATTGCAAACGTCGTGCTGACCAAGGGCTACCGTTACGCCAAACACTACCTACCGCATGACGCCCGGGCCAAGAGCCTGCAGACAGGCAAGAGCATCGTGGAGCAGTTGGCCGCGCATTTGGACATCGCCAAACTTGCCGTCGTGCCTGACATCGGTTTGCAGAACGGCATCCAAGCCACGCGCCTGATCCTGCCTCGCGTCTACTTTGACGCAGAACGCTGCAGGGATGGCATCGAAGCGTTACGGCAATATCAGCGCGAGTACGACGAGGACAAGAAAGCCTATCGCCAGAATCCGCGTCACGATTGGACATCACACCCTAGTGACGCTTTTCGTATGCTTGCGGTATCATGGCAGGAGATTGCTGACAAGCCCCCCGCCCTTGAGCCTAAACCGCTCATGGTCGGCCCGCAAAACACGGTCACGCTCAACGATATGTGGCAGGTACACGACCGCCAGAGCAGCAGGAGAGCAAGGATATGAGCATTACGTCGCCAAACAGATACCCCTACGAAACCGTCGCGGCCTCGCAGACGGCGCAGGTGCTTGGGGGCGCAGGTGCGGTAGGCGACTACCTGCACCGCATCATCGTTAACGTGGCAACCGCCGCAACGTCCACCGTCAGCGTGATTGACAACAGCACGACGGTGATCGCGGTGCCAGCCAATACGCCAATCGGCAGTTACAGCCTTGAGATCAACGCCGCCTCGGCCCTCGGCCCGTGGAAGATCACGACGGGCGCAGGCGTCACCGTGATGGCTGTCGGGTTCTTCACAGCATGAGCAGCAAACCCGGCCTCTACGCCAACATCCTAGCCAAGCAGGAGCGCATCAAGGCTGGGTCAGGGGAGCGCATGAAGCGCCCCGGTGAGGCAGGACGCCCGACCGCTGCTGACTTCAAGCAGGCGGCCAAGACGGCCAAGCCTGAGAACAAGGGCAAGAAATGACCGCCGCGTGGCAGCGTAGCGAGGGCAAGAACCCAAAGGGCGGCTTGAACGCCAAGGGCCGTGCGTCCTACAAAGCCGAGACTGGCGGCACATTGAAGCCTCCCGTGAAAAAGGGCGACAACCCGCGCCGCGCTTCGTTCCTTGCCCGCATGGGCAACATGGCTGGCCCGATGGAGAAGGACGGCAAACCCACCCGCCTTGCGCTTGCGCTCCGTGCGTGGGGCGCATCTAGCAAAGAGGACGCCAAGGCCAAGGCCCGAGCGATCAGCGCCCGTAACAAGGGGAAAGCGTGAGCGACAAACGCAAAAAACTTGCGGCATTGATGCTTAACCAAATGGAAATGGCGGCAGCGGCAGGCGTTCCCTACGTTGCTGAAGCGCGAAATATTGATGTAAGCCGATTGCCCGAGGTGCCGAATCGCATACCGGGTGAGGGCGGCATTAGCACCGTGCGTAGCATGGGCATATCAGAGGACGGCAAAGAGGTTTTAATTCCGACGGTGGTGGAAGGGCAACTGCCCGCCAGCGCGGAAGAAGC